AGATATTTATGCCAATTAGACAGCTGGCTGCTCAACTGTTTGGTGTAAGCGATCCGGGTTTGCTGGCACTTGAAGATGTAATGGCCATTGCAAATTATTTAGCTCCAAAACAACGACCAGCAGGGTCAGGATCTACCTCGGATATGGAGTTTAAAGCTTACATGAACGCATTGTTGTCTTTAGGGAAAACTCCAGAGGCAAATTACATTGCACTTTATGCTTACAAAAAAATGACACAAAACAGTGTTGCTTTAAATGAAAAAGAGACAGAGTTGCTTGCTGATTCCAGAGTAAATGACATGGCTGTTGTTAACGCCCAGCTTAAAGAAGTTGACAAAGGAATTTTTCTTAAATTGCCAGAAACAATAGACAAAGATGATGAAGAAGCAGTTATGTCTTGGTATAACAGTCTTGAGGATGGAGAAGTAATAGACAACACTGACGGTTTATTTGATGACCCAACTCCGTTTGTCATTGTTGGATGGGAAAAGAGGAGGCAAAAGTAATGTCAGGAATCCCTCTTCCAAAAGACGCTGGAACAGCAAAAACAGGTGCTGGGGAAGACAAGTCTGTTTTACCTGATCAAGACCAAACAGATCCTACTATTTTGGAAAGACTTAGGTCCATTATTACAGGAGAAAGCCAACTAGTTGAGTTTCCAGAGGCTCCAGAATTAACAGAGATGGGCGATGACTTGCCCGGATTTATGGACAGAACAATCCCAAACCTTAAAGCATTGATGACCTCTGATGACTTGGGTAAGGCTGAAATTTTTAAAAATGCTTTTGAGACTGACCCTCGCTGGGGAGGGGCTTTCGTTGATAAGTTTGGTTTGCCCATGATTGTTTGGAACAAGGTTCCTTACTACATCAACAAGCCGGGATTTACCTCTCAAGACTTTAACAGCTTTCTTGGAGAAATAGTTAAATACATACCAGCCGCTAGATTTGTAGGTAAGGCGAAAGGGATCGGAGAGTCTGTTGTAAGGGCAGTGCCAGCATATGCAGTCACAGAAACTGGCACAAAGATTGGCGAACAACTGATTACGCCAGACACTGTTGCAACAAGAGATCAGGATCTTACGGATGTAGCACAAGAGGTTGGGACCGTAACAGCCATTGGGGTGACCGCAGACACGTTGGTCCCTCCCGCAGCAAAACCAATTGTAGAGGGCGCTAAAACCGCTGCACGATCTGTAGCGAGAAAAGCTGGAGAGATTGGTGAACAAATTGGCGAATCAATGTTTCCGCGTTTTGATCCTGCAATTTTACAAGAATCAAAATACCCATTAACCATGGGTCAAAGAACCGCAGAAATCCCCATGGGTCCAACGCCAAGAAGCACCGAGATGACTGGCATAGAAGATGAGTTGAGACGAGCGCAAGATGCGGGTATCGGCACGTTCATCATAAGAGGTTTTGATGATGCACAATTAGGCGAAATACGCAAAGATGCTTTAGACCTTCAGTCTGAATTGGGGGCCAACACAATAGGAGCGGACGGGCTGTACGCCAACATTCCAAGTGCGGCAGCAGAACAGGCTCAAACGATTGTTACAGGAAGAGCTTCTCAGCTCAAGGAAGAGTCTCAGGAGTTGTACGAAAATCTTCGTTCAATTTCAGATCCTCCAATGATGAACCCAGAGGGAGTCGCCACAATTTCTAGGCAGATGCTTGACGAGCTTCCTCGCTTTGGGTTCTCGCCCGGACAAATTGTTGATGGACCTTTATCTAGAGAGGTTACTAGGCTAAGACGATTAGAAAAACTAGCAAAAAACCCAAAGTTTAAAGACCAAGCTTTATCTAGGTTGCACGATTATCAGAAAAGTCTGAACGTATCAATACGTCAAGCTGGACCGGGAACTCCAGAAGCAGGCGCTCTGATTGCAATGAAGCAAAACTTGGATGACGCGATTTACAACGGTATTGAACAAGGTTTTATCAAGGGCAACCAAGAGGTTCTTGATCAACTTAAAAACGCAACCGTTTTATATCGGCAATATGCTGGGCTGACTGGTAAGTTGTCAAAGGCAAACTCTAATAAAGTTGCCGCCAACAAAATACTAAATTCTTTATCAGACAAAGATTACACGCCAGTGCAGGTGGTTAACTTGTTATTTGGCCACAATAAATTTGCTCCAAACCAAGCTGTGCCGTTGGTTTTGTCTGAACTTCAAAGGTCATTACCATCGTCTGAATACGATCAAGTAGTGAGATTATTGAAGGACGGAATACTAACCAGAGCGTTTTCTGGGGCTGGAGGAGATATAACCAGAACTGCAATTGTAAAAAATTACAATGATGTCTTTAATAACCAAAGGGCAATTATTGACATGCTTTTTAGCCCAGATGAGATTGCTCGAATCAAGCAGTTTAGAAAAGATGTGATGCCAACGCTCTGGGCAGAAATCAAAGACAACCCATCAGGCACTGCCTATAAAGTGCTTTCATCTTTATCTCGTCAGCAGCTTTTAAGTTTTCCAAGTTTACCAGTTAGGGCAGTGGCCCCTGCAATAATTAAAGGAGTAGAAGAGGCTGACGCGGGTAGAGTGGCAGCAGAGGCGGTGAAGCAAACTTTGAATAGATTCCAGTCTCCACTTTTTTCTGGTAGCGCACAAGCTGCCATCAGACCTTATGCAAGAGAAGAAGGCGAAGCAGAAGAAGCGTTGCCTGAATTACCGGAAGTTGAAAGAGCAAAGCTGAATGAATCTCTCAACAACGCACAAGGTAGTTTGCAACCAGAGCCTGTAGATGAGCAAGCAATGGCAGCTCCGATGCCTTCTGTTGTTGATAACATGCCAGTCTTTGAACCACTAGAGACAGGACCGCAAACGTCAGGGGTAGATGCTTTGTCTTCGATTGTTTTACCAAGAGACGACGACAGAGAACTTGCTATGCGGTTACGCGCCAGACGATCTGGCATTGGTGGTTTAGTCTAGATCCAACTCGCCTTGTGGCTCAGATTCATGAGCTAAGATGACGGCGCTATCTACATCGTAGTTGAACTCATAACCCATGTACTGTTCGTCGCCAACTTGTATGACAAGGTTGCGTGATATCAAGCGCATGAGTGCCGCCTGATGGTGGAGGGTGAGTCTTGAAAACAAATCGATCACTTCCTTTGCTTCAAGGACTGGCTGATAAGTCTGAGGGACTGGCTTCTTTCGCTTGAACAAATTCATGCGCTCACTTCTTCTGGGAATATGATTTTGTGTTCTCTTTCGATCAAAACCTTCAACTGGTCTATCTTGGTTCGACGCTCGCTGTTACAAATTTCCTGAAGCATGTTGTATGTGCGAACATCCAGAGCCAAAGACTTTCTAGTCTTAGTGTTTACCTCTTCAACGTCATTCATAATATTACTTTGGTAAGTTACAAGTTGTAGATCATTTTATAAATATTTGCGACAATATGCAAACATGTATGTACTAAAGAACTATATGCTCTCGATGCAGAGCCATTGGATGATTAACCAGAACACATATCAAGCCGTGCAAGATTCACTGCCTACGATCACACGCTACATGGCTCAGCGCGGTATGGATAAGATGGAGCGCACGCCTATACATAAGATGGTTAAGAATCCATTTCCAGATGTGTACACGATCCCCATCTTCAGGCGCAGCTGGTGCAAGATGATGTGTCAAGAAATTGATCACATGAAGAAAGAGTTTGGGTTTGAGTCTAACTCCAGTGAAGATGACATGCGGCAGATCCCTGAGATTATTTTAAAGGAGAGATGCCCAGAGCTTTACACCAATATGTGGTTTGTAGTTCGCAACGTAATTGATCCCATCATCATGTCCCTCTGGCAACGAAGTTGCCCGGACCCTGCCAGCATTCAGATTGCTAACTACAATCTAGCTGAGACAGAGATGGGGCATTGGCATCATGACGAGTCATCAGACATCTCTGTGGTTGTGCCACTCAATACAGGATCATACACGGGCGGCGGCACAGAGTTTCATAACTTTGGCAAGCTCAAGCCATTGCCTAACGGCCATGGTTTAATCTTTCCTTCCTTCACTCACAACCATCGAGGCCTGCCCGTCAGCAAGGGCGATAGGTATCTGCTGGTCTTCTGGCTCTACAATAAATCCCGTGTCGTTGATCTGATCCAAGCTAATCCATAACTCCCATAAAAATTAACTGAAAATAGTTGTATAAATTTTTATAAATTTGTAGACATGGACACGGAAATAGCGTATCTTTATATCCATCAACTGAACGAACCGGAGATAAAGATGGGAAAACGACGAGACGCAGCTCAAGAGATCACTACCAAGATCATTGAGCTGATGGAAGAGCATGGCTCTGATTGGATCAAGCCATTCGCAGACTTGGCTGGATCTCCAGTCAACGCAAAGACTGGCGAGAAGTACAGCGGAGGCAACGCTTTGTGGTTAGGTCTTCAGGGCCAAACCTACTGGGCTACCTTCAACCAGTGGAACGATCTTGGAGCTAAAATTGTTGCTGGCTCTAAAGCGACTATTATCAGACGGCCTATGTTTGCTCCTGATGAAGATTCAAGCGATCCTAAAGCAACTAAGCTGGTTGGCTTTGATCACGCTAACGTCTTCTCGGCAGCGCAGGTAACAGGTTGGGATGAGCCTGTTGTTGAGATTGTTGACAACACTACCAAGCTTGAGCAGGTAGACCAGTTTATCGAAAACACATTTGCTGAGATTCGATTCACTTCTCAGGGACGCGCCTACTACCATCGTCTGACTGACTCGATTCACATGCCTAACCGTGAAAACTTTTCAGACACTGCTGACTCTTCAGCCACTGAAAACTTCTACGGCACTCAGCTGCATGAGCTGATTCACTGGACTGGTTCTGACAGAAGACTGAACCGAAAGAAGGGTGCTTCGTTTGGCGATGCGGACTACGCCTACGAAGAATTGATTGCTGAGATTGGCGCTGCCATGGCATGTGCTGAGCTAGGCATCAGCCCAGTTGTTAGGGCGGATCACGCTCAATACATAGCGAGCTGGTTACAAGCTTTGGGCGACGACAAGAGCTTTATTTTTAACGCGGCGAAGGAAGCACAAAAGGCGCTGGAGTATCTCCAGTCGCTACAACCAGAAACTGAAACTAAAAAGGAGGCGGCGTAAGCCGTCCTCCACTACCGGAGATAAAGATGATTATATTTGAAGGCGATTTTGTACAACTAGTCCAGAACTTTCATGGCAATGACGATGACTGGTTACAGGTGAAGGAGTGCGAGGCTTATGATATAGCTTTGCTTTCAAACGGCGCTAGGGTTCCAGCTACGGACGCATACATCAGAGGCGTGCGATCCGAAAAAGAACACATACATGCGGAATACAAGCGGAAGATGGATGCTATCAAAGCGAAGAACATTGAGAAAGAGCATTCTCTTGCGGAACAAAAAAGTAAGATGGAGGCTATCAAAAAAAGGCAGATGGAGGCTATCAAAAAAATGACCAAAGGGTGATGGCTCATCCTTCGGAGCTGGCTTAGCCCACCAGTGGTCAGAAACGGGCTTCAAAGAGGCAGATGCCTCTTTTTTTTGGCCTAAAATAAATTGTATTTATTTGTATAAAAAGTTGTACATCGACACGGGATTCAGGTATATTTATAACCATTGAATTGATAAACAACTAACCGGAGATACGAAGATGATGAACCTAGTAGAAAAAATTTTAGAGACTCAAGCAGAGAGAGACATGCTGATCAAAGAGAATCGTGAGATGGTCAGCGTTGAGAAACTGGTTACTGAATTGCTCAAACAGATTAACTGGGATCAAAAGCTTGGTGGCGCAAACGAGCGAGGATCTATTGCTCAGCATCAGGAGACAGGAATGTTTCACGCAATTCGCACAATCGCAGAGGTTTCTGGAAAAGACTTCAAGATTATTGCTAAAGAAGTTTCTGGTCCGGGCGGGAAGACAGTGCAAGAGTTTTCCTTTGACGACAGCTTACCACCGCTTGAGCCAAAGTTTTAACAAACCTGAATTCCAACTGATGAGCTGCGGGGGTAGTTCCCCCGCCGAAACCGAAGGGTCTTGGATAACTAATTAACCGGAGATAAAGATGGAAAACATTAGACAAAACATGCCAAGCGGATTGACCAGAAGGCAACGACTAATACTGTGTCAGGCTTATGACATTGCAGGAGGATTGGACGCAGACATTAACTATGAGGTTTTTGCAGGTGGAGGCTCATACAACGGGCCGCAGGTCCGCAACAATTTGATGGTTGCAATTACCGGCAACACACCAGAAGGGTATTCATCCAAAACGCTAGGCATTGCACATTACAGTTTTATTGCTACTTTTGGAGTCAAAGGCGGAGTTAAAAAAGCATCAATTTCGGTTTATCGCCAAGATAGCTCTTGTCCAATCCGGTACACCGATCATGAATTAAAATTGTTAGCTAAAGACTTTGATTTTTTTCATGCCATGTTGGAATACAAAGCAAAAAAACAGGCATTGGAATCTATTCAGGACTCGAATGTATTTGATGTTTTTGAAGACGTAAGCAAAGAGTACGAAACCGAAGAATGCTCACTTCAACTCGATGTACGCGCCGAAAAATGGGAGCAAGCTTTCTACAGGGCTTACATGGTTAAGCATGGCATCAGCGTTCTGGATTATCATGGTCAAAGATTGAGACAGACGCTTTGGAGTATCTATAACCTGTTCGGGTCTGCTCAAGCTGATCTGGAGATTTTGAAAGGAGTGAAGGTTTAGGCTTCTTTCTTAGCCATTAGCTTCTCGGTGTACTCCCTGAAGCTATCCTGAAACCTACGCTCCCACCACTGCTCCCAAGTTAAATTCTTGGGAGTTTTTTGGTGGCGGCGGGTCCAGACAAAACGGGCGGCGAAGTATTTAATCTCCTCCGCCCACTTCTCCTCCTGTTCTTTAGTAGAGATCGCCCAGCTCCACTACCTGCACACCAGAAACATTGTATGGCTTGTAGTCCTCTTTATCCTTGCACTCCAGTAGAGTCTTCAGCGCCTGCTCGTTCTTTGCCCTACCGTACTCCACGGCCTCCGGGGAGAGGGTGTAGACTGCAAATGGGTATGGGTGCATCTTCTCTTGAGCCAAGAACATAAACTGGTTAGCAGGCATATCCAGAGCCTTGGCAGCGTCCAGATACAAAGCAGCCTGCATGTAGTAGTTGAAGTTGTTGATTGCGCTCCTGAAGCCTCTGGGAGAAGCGTCACGCGCTGTTTTGAGATCCCATACATTCTTACCGTCATACCAGTCCATTCGAGCCTTGAAGGGATGGTTGTGCCAGTAGAAGCATAACGTCAGCTCAACCTTGTGTGTTTCATGTGGAACATATTCTTCTACGACCTTTCGGCGCTCCATGCAAACGTCATACATGTCTTGTTTGATGGGGGTGCGGTTACCAATGCCTGCCTTGAAATCCTCGTACTCCTCCTTCCCTGCTTTGGTCCTACGATCCACATTCGGTTCGATCACAAACTCTTGATCAAACTTATCCAACTCCAGAAAGACAGTGTGCTGTACTCGGCCCTCGATAAGAGCTGGAGTTTCCTTCATTGGCCCCTCGTTCTTCCAAGTGTATGGACACTTGATGACTGAGGTTAGATCGTGGGATCTAAACGCTTCGATTTCAGCGTACTCCTCGTACGGTACGTTCTCGTAAGCGCCTACCTTAAACTCCATCGTTCTTCCTTGGATCTATACCGTTGGCTCGCTTGAGATACCAATTTGCTTTGGCCATGTCGGTATCTTCAGCGCCCTTCTTCTTGCCAGCTCGCCACAAATATTTAAACGCATTTATCTTGGCGTAGATTCTGACCTGCTCCTCACCAAAAGCAGCAACCATGGCATCAATACATTCAATGTCGCCGCTCAGATAGTGGCTAGGTGAATTGACTACCGATTCATTTTTTCTTGGTCTTCCCCTCTTCCTTTTCTTCTGTACTACCATGCTTATCATCCTCATTTTCCTTGTCGAGCAATGCCTCGATTAGTTGTTCTGCTTCATCGCCTTCCAGCTCTATTGTGATCGTTATCTTTCTTGTCATCGAGTTGGTTTCTGGATGAAACGCTTTTTTGGAACCCCCCAGTTCCGTTCATCAGCTTGTTGGTAAATCCATTCCTTTGTTACCGTATCTCCTCCCGGCAAATGGAATCGGTTCCGGTTCTTTGCGTCCTGAACAAAAACAAGGTTGCCAACTTCTATGTTGAACATTCCCTCTCGTTCAGCACCCATTATCCTCAGATACCTACTGTGGTTTTTCTGGCGCTTGTTTCTGGACAAACGCTTGTCTTCGATATTCTCAATCATGTTTCATGTTATCCTTGAAGAAAGGAATCCCGCACCCCTACGCTTAGCCCGGAGATGGTAACATGCGTAGGCAGTGCGGTTCCTTTTGCAAAATCGTTAGAACGGTATGTCCTCGTCTGGATCATCGTCCTTTTTAAAGTCAGACAAACCGCCGCCTTGGTTGGGAGCTGGGCTGCTGCCCTTGTCCCTTGCTGCCGCAACCTCAAGAGAAGCGTCAATCTCCTCCTTCATCCACGGCGCACAATCCTCCAGTACATCACACATAGCCTTGGACTCTGCTGAGCTTTGGCCAGTAAACTCCTGACAGTAAACGTCAATGTCAAAGATGACCTGCTCGTTAGTTGTCTCCACCCGCTTGGCTCCGCCATCGGGTTTGTATACACCCTCGACTTTAGTGCGCTCAGATCCATCCTGAGTTTTGTAGTCGATGACCTCCAACTCACAAGTTACTCCAAGCACGTTCTTGATGTCGAACCCAGCCAGCTCTTCCGAAGAGAATGGCTTGCCACGCCAAGACTTTAAGTCCCGGTGTAGCGTAGAGTTTTCATTCAGGCTGGCCGTGTACTTCTTGCCAATGCTGAACGGCCTACCGTCCGCCATCTGGATAGCACCCCACTCTTCTTCCGGTTGCAGCTGGTGCGTGACCTCCCAATAGATGTAAACAGTCGAGCGCTTCTTCGGCGCTTGTCCTTGAAAACTTTCCATCCTTGTTCCCATGTCCACGATCTTATAACAGGCCGCTTTGTAGCGTCCCACTGGCAAGCTTTCGTAGTCACCCCCACCACTTGATACAGTTAAACTCATAAAATTGATCCTCCGGTAATTGATTAGTGTTTGTAAAAGTGTATGATATTTTACACATTTGAACACATAGGGCAAGCAGGTGACATTAAAAATTAAGAAACCAGAACAAAAAAACTTTGCGCGTCCCTTCTCAGGTGATGTGCGAAGCGAGTTTCTTAATTTCTTATCTCAGAATGGGTTAGAGCCAGATCCGAAAAAAGGATTAGTCGCAGACGGCAGCATTGGTAGAGCTTACATCAACGTGGGCAACTCTCGCAAGCTAGTGGGCTGGTATCAATTGTGGACCGACCAAGCCGTACCGTTTGGGCGGCTAGGCGACTACAGGGTATCGGCTACCGAGCCTACCGCAATTTTCAAACCGGAGCATCAGGGAAACTACAAGCTCACTGAAGAGCAGAAAGAAGAGATCAAGGAATTACAGAGACAGGCAGAAGTCAAGAAGGCAGAGAACTATAACAAGGCAGCGAAACGAGCGCAGTCTGCATGGGAACGTGCGCTACCTGTTGAGCGCCATCCTTACCTAGAAAGGAAGGAGGTCTTGAGTTACGGGCTAAGACAAAACGAACAGGGTCTACTTATGATCCCTATGTACGATGGTCAGCTGACGATTGTCGGTATCCAGTACATCAGTGAAGACGGCAGCAAAAAGTTTCTTACTGGTTCCAAAAAAAGCGGCAGCTTTTTTATACTCGGTGATGAAATTTTAAAAACCAGCGACGTGGTCAATTACGCCGAGGGTTACGCAACAGCTGCTAGTTATTACGCTGACTTCTCGCAGCCAGTCGTCGTCGCATTTGATGCCTACAACCTTTCGCCTGTCGCAGAGGTTATGTGGGAGCATTTCAGTGACCGCAAACACATCTTCATTGCAGACAATGATCCAGAATCCAACACGGGAGAAAAGGAAGCGGTTAAGGCCTGCCAGTTTATTAGAGGCAAGAACGGTCAGGCAGATGTGTGGATGCCAGAAACAAAAGGCGACTACAACGATCATAAAAATGCCACTAAGGCGCTTGAGGGTGAGCTGCTACCGTCTCTGAGGAATATAGACGTACCAGTAGACTATGACTTCTCCAAGAGCAGTACAGGGCGTTACCTGAACACCAAAGAGAACATAAACGGCGTACTCACCGTTCAGGGTATCCGGGTTGTCTACAATGTAATTAAGAAGGTCATGGAAATTGATATACCCAACATGAACTTTATCGATGACCTCAAGGAAGATGCCTCGCTGATCGAGATTGAAAATCGGTGTATCAACATGGGCATACCTCACACCAAGGTTTCGGATTACCTGAAGATTCTGGCCAAGGAATACAATCCTGTTAAGGAGTGGATGGAATCAAGGCCATGGGATGGCCGCAGTCGCCTTCAGGAGTTCTTAGATACGATAGGAGCGCCAGACAACGAGGCATTGAAAGAGATGCTCATGAAGAAGTGGCTGATAAGCTGTGTGGCGGCAGCTTGTGAACCAAACGGGGTGGAACTAGAGGGCATCTTAGTCTTTCAGGGCAGTCAGGGGCTGGGTAAGACATTGTGGTTTAAGCGGCTGGCTAATTATGAAAGTGGCTGGCTGTTAGAGGGCGCTACGCTCAATCCAAGCGACAAGGACTCAGTGAAAAGGGCTGTAAGCCATTGGATAGTGGAGTTGGGGGAGATTGAGTCTACTTTCAAGAAGTCTGATATAGACCAGCTGAAAGCTTTCGTAACGGCGCGTAGCGATGAGCTGCGTTTACCGTATGACAGGGGCTTTTCGCGGTATCAGCGGCGTACAGCGTTCTATGCGAGCGTCAACGCCCGTGAATTCTTGACGGATACGTCTGGAAATCGAAGATTTTGGGTAATTCCGGTGAGAAGCATCAATTTCAACCATGGAATCGACATGCAACAGCTCTGGGCGGAAGTGAAGGAGACCATGTACGTTCAGGGGCAGAAAAACTGGTTTTTGTCGCCTGATGAGCGTGAAATGTTGAACGATTCCAACGAAATTTACCGCACCCAGTCGTCAGTCGAGGATTTGATACTCGAACATGTACGATTTGGCAGCAGACAGACAAAACCAATACAGATGACCAAGCTTTTGAGGGATTTGGGCATTTCAAACCCAAGAATGCCTGATTTTAAGGAAGCGGCACGCATCCTACATGAGAAAGGAATAGAACCAAGGAGAAGTAATGGAAAGAAAGTATACGATCTCGACTATGACAAGCCAGATGAAGAAGATTCTGGAGGATATAAAGGTTATGGCGGAGGATATGACGACTGACCATAGGATCAAGCGCTCTTTGGGGTATGTTGCGCTGGCTGTAAGCTTTGTAGCGGGTGTTTTGGCTATCTTGCCCGTTGTTGTATGGTTTGGTGCTGGCAGGCTGGCTACTGAGCTTATGGAGGAGGAGTGATGGCTGAAGAATATAATACCGATCTGGTAATCAAAGTTATC